CGTCTACCATGGTAGACACTTTTGGATAGGGTGGGTGTGCCAATGTCGTGGCTTGCCAGCAAAGATTGTGAGATGTTAAGAGCATGGGCACGTAAGAATCGCGTGCCTATGCTCGCTTCTGGGCAGGACGGTAGGATTTACTGGGCAAACGAAGCGTTTGAGACCTTGCTTGGATACTCCGAGTACGAGCTTACCCAAGGACGCAACGGTGCAGGCATCAAATGGACCGACATCAGCGTCAACGATTCAAGCCTACTAGCAGATCAGAAGATGGTCGATGAACTGGTGGCTGGCCGCCGAGATGACTTCTCAGAGCGTAAGCAATATCTACCGAAGAATGACAAGCCAATCTGGGTTGAGATCCACGTAATGCGATGGCCTACTGGGGGTGAAGTTGACTGCTTCTTGGTCACTGTCCAGCATTTGAAGGATGGCAGCCAAGCCGCAGCGGAAATCGCTATGAAGGCCTTTGATGATCTAACCCTAGAACTACAATCACTTAAATCGATTGTGGTTCAATCACTCGCAAAATTGACGGATGCAGAGATTATGGCTGGAGCAATTGCACGAACAATCAATCGATACCCAAGAGCTTCTGGGATCGTGTGTACGGTGATACTTGTCATGCTGCTTGGCAGCCAACTCGTCCAGGCTGTCGAAGCAACAAAACGCATGATGGGAATGCAGATAGATACGGTAAAACTCAAGGAAAACCCATAGCAAAACGCACGCGGAATAAAATTCCGATTATATCATTGACAATATCATTCAGCTTCCTAAACTTGTGTTCGTTAGATGCCTCTAGGTTAGGTATCGCAGGCAGGAGGAAGCTGAATGAGTGCAGAACACGTACAGGGTTCGGAAGCCTGGAAACAGGCACGTCTTGGTAAGGCAACCGCTTCTCGGTTTGCCGACATAATGACCAACGGAAGAGGTGGTAATCCTTCCAAGGTCGCAGAGACCTACATGCTTGACTTGCTATCCGAGATCATCACTGGAAAGCCTAGTGACGAGATCAACAGCAAGTATCTGGAGTGGGGCAATCGGCACGAGGCAAGTGCACGATCAGCCTATTGTTGGGACAAGGGCGTTGAGGTGTCGCAAGTTGGTTTTGTGAACCATCCAACGATCAAGCGATGTGGTGGTTCTCCAGACTCGCTAGTGGATGAAGATGGGATCTTGGAAATCAAGTGCCCTTACAACACAACCAATCACCTTCGCACGCTTCTTAGCTACGAAGTGCCTTCTGAGTACCAATGGCAAGTACAAGGAAATTTGTGGGTTACACAACGAAAATGGTGTGACTTCATATCGTATGACCCAAGGTGTCAATCGGGTGTGGATCATGTAGTCATCCGCGTGGAGCGTGATGAACTATTGATCGAAGAATTGGAAGATCGAGTCGTCAGGTTCCTTCAGCAGTTGGAAGTCAAACTTGCAAAGATTCAGAAGAGGGTAGCATGACTAAGGATTCGATAGGTGCCTCAGAAGCAGGCAACATGGATATTTGGAACCGTGTTGCAACGACCGACCCTAAATTCACCAAGAATGCGAACAATGGGCGATTCGACTTTACCGCAATCGACCCCATGTATCAGACGCAAGAGGCAACCAAGATTTGGGGGCCGTATGGAGCAGAGTGGGGTTTGCGAAACCTGCGATTTGAGATGCACCATTTTGGTGAGCAGGCATGTGTGATTCTTGAAGCTGAGTTCTTCTATCCGCTGGATGGAAAGACGGTTGCGTTCCCGATCATCGTAGACGACAAGTTTCGTCCAGGTCAGGACACGTTCAAGAAGTTGAGCACAAACGCACGCAGTAAGGCACTGAGTTACCTTGGCTTCTCTGCGGACATCTTCATGGGCAAGTTTGACGACTCGGCCTATGTGAATGATCTCAAGGTGAAGTACGGGGAGCAGGAGGCTTTTATGACGCGAGCAATTGCGTCCATTAAGGCAGCCAAGAGTAAGGCTGATGTGGCTAGGTGCAGGGAGCGATTGGATGCAGTCATTGCCAACGACACGCTTCCAGAGGAGCAGTGGCGAACTCTTTTGGATTTGATTATTGCAAAACAGTCTGAGTTTTCTGAGTGAATCATAGGTGCTTCAGAAGCACGCAAGGAGAATGGAAAGCATGAAGTTACTAAAGTACGAGGTGAGCAACGTCCTACGGATCAGCGACGTGAATCTCAACATGGACGGTCATCACTTGGTCTTGTTTGGAGGCAAGAACGGCCAGGGTAAGAGTTCTGCTATCAAGGCGTTGCTTATGGCCCTGTGTGGGAAGTCTGGGATGGATTGGCCAGACATCGCGCTCAAGGATGGTGAGAACAAGGGTTGGGTACGTGTGCATTTGAGTGGTGACGCTGAGTTGCATGATGATAAGGGATTTATTGTTGAGCTTCTCCTTCGTCGTCGTCGTGGCGGAAACGTCATTGAAGAGTTCCGCGTGCTCGATAGTGCGGGCGAGGAAGCACCAGAGCCCAGAGCATTGCTCAAGAGGCTCTATGAGTTTCGAGCATTTGACCCGTTGTCGTTCGAGAGAGCAAAGCCCAAAGAGCGTGCGGACATGCTTCGTAGGCTTGTGGGGTTGGACTTCGATGCACTCGATGCAGAACGCAAGGAGATCTTCGACAAGCGAACTATCGTCAATCGCGAGGGTAAGGCTCTTGCTTCACGTTTAGAAGCGATCCAGTACCCAGAGGACACTCCAGACGGAAAGTTGAGCGTCGTGCAGTTGGTGAGCGATAAGGAGAAAGCTCAAGCCCACAACCGCATGGTGGATCGAGAGCACCAGACGTTGAAGGAGAAGAAGGACGAGTTGGTAAAGCTAGCCGAGGAGCGTGAAAAGCTCCAGGAGCGACTCGTCAAGATCACGCAAGCCAAGGCTGAACAGGAGGCTCTTGTCGCCAAAGAGGAGCAGCGAGTTGCAGAGCTTTGCAAGTTGGATGTTGATGCAATCCAGAAGCGTATTCAGGATGCAGACGAGATCAACAGCAACGTCGAAAAGAAGTTGCAGGTATTGCGACTTAACGAAGAGTTGAAGGAGATGCGAGCCAAGGCTTTCAAGTTGAACGCTGACCTTGAGCGTATCGACCGCGAGAAGCAAGAACGGCTGGAGAATGCCGCATGGCCTTTACCCAATATGTCGCTGGATGAGACGGGCGTGCTCATGGATGGATTGCCGTTTGAGCAGGCGTCTAAAGCACAGCGAGTGTTGGCTTCTGTGAAGGTGGGAATGGCCCTCAATCCAAAGCTCAAGCTACTCGTGTGCGAGGAGGGTAATGACCTAGACCTAGATACTCTCAAGGCCTTGGAAGACGTTCTAACCGCCAACGATTACCAAATGATCTTGGAGTTCGTCACGCGATCACAAGAGGATGAGGATCGATGTTGCGTTGTTTTCAAGGAGGGGAAGGCTGTCAAAGGAGATGACAGGCCGTTGCTTCCAGACGTGCTCAGCGAGGATGAACTGAGCGATTACGAGATGGAGGAAGAAGAGGACTAATGGAACTCACGGTCGATGAGGAATTTGCGGGACTGTTATCGACGGGAACTCCCCTGGAAAACGAACTGCTGGAGGCAGATTTGGTGAAAGGGAAGGGTCCACGCGACCCACTCGTCGTATGGGAAGGGACGAACATTTTGGTAGATGGGCACAGGAGGTATCGCATTTGCCAGAAGCACGGTATTCCGTACTCCATAAGGTTCCAGCAATTTGCCGACCGTGAAAGCGTGCGTGAATGGATATTGCTTCACCAGTTGGAGAGGCGCTCTTTGTCGGAGCACGAAAGACGAATCGCCATTGCTAGGTACAGCGAGATCCTAGACGCAACATCAAAGTATGGAGATGGGCCTGTCAGCTTGCAGGTTGCTAGAAAGGTTGGTTGCGGCGTTAGGACGGTGTATCGCAACAACGACTATGCAGATGCGTTTAGAAGGTTGATACCAAGTTGGCAGGGCGAGATTGCTGGAACGGTTGGCTTTACGGTCAAGTTCGTTCAGGCGATCAGTGAGCTTAGTCACGAGGAGCAGTATCAACGATTTGAAGAGTACCAAAGGATTGTCAATGCTGCGGACAGTTATGGGGTTCGCCAGAGGTATTGCAACAGCGTCGTGAAGGAATGCTTTGAGAAGAACAAGGAGCATAAGTTGCCCGAGCTAAGGGTGACCGATGACGATCTTCTCAAGATAGACCTTCCTCCAATGATTGGAGAGCCTGAAGCAGGAGGTAGAAAGAGATCCAGGGAAGTGGTGGTTGAGAAGATTGGCGAGGCACTGAAGTCGTTAGACCAACTGCGGAAGCAACTGATTGAATTGGGAGGACGTTCCTACATCGATTCAGATGAGTTCCGCAAACGGATTTTTGATGCGGTGAACATTATCCACAGAGAGTTGGATTGGCAACGTGACTATCGACAGAGACGAGTTGACGATTAGCAGACTGGTAGGGCATTGCCATAAACCAGTGTCTTCCCCAATGGCCAAGGTCAGTGGGGCAAGAAGAGATCTAGAGCTTGTGCTGTTTGGTATAGCGTTGGTTCGCTCTGAACGTGGGCGTGTATTGGAAGGAGTCGATGGACTAGGTGGTGAGATTGGCAGCCTGCTTGTTGCGCTGAGGGACCAGGATAGGGCTCCCATAGAGCGATGGGCAGGAGATCGAGGGCTGGCACTAGATGGCAACGACATCATTGCCGCGATCATCGCCAAGATACAGTCATGGATGGAGAGGGAGCGTCTTCAGCGAATATGCCAGGAGGTTAGTTTCTCGGCACAAGTGGAAGACACTGAAGAGATTAAGAAGCGTTTGTTGGAAGTGCTCAAACAGATAGAAGGAGAGCAAGATGGCGTATGAGATGAGGGACAATTCAGGTACTTTGTTCAAGACCAAGGAAAAGAAGAACGAGAACAGCCCCGACTACTACGGGGACTGCATGATCGATGGAGTGAAGCACAAGATTTCTGGGTGGATCAAGCATCCGACCAACGGAGGGCCGCCATTCATATCCTTCTCCTTTCGTCCCGCTGACGATCAAGGAGGAAGGCAGCAGTCCAGTGGAAGCAACCAACAGCGTGGAAGCAACCAGCGACAGCAAGACCAGCAACGCGACACCTTCTTCTAGGTGCTGTAACCTTCGCATCAATTGGGTTGATAAACCAGATCCAAAACGCAAGGACTGGATCAGGACCGAGTGCAAGTGTGGGAAATTCATAGGGTACAGACCGATAGGAAAACATGATGAACGAGCTTACGCCGAAGCTGACGAAGCAGGAGAAGAAGGAACTTGATGCGGCAGTCGCCACTGTGCGAACGTGGATTGACTCCGCTGTCAAGGTTGGTGAGGCACTGGAGCAGATACGAGACCGTCGCCTGTACCGAGAGACACACGGATCATTCGAGGCATTCGCCAAGGAGGTGCTTGGGCTGAGCAAGCCACGAGCGTATCAGATCTTGGAAGAGACCAAGGTAAGAAAGAATCTTCCAGGCACGGTGGATATGTCTTCACGTGGTGTTCGTGAGGTTGGCAAGGTTCCCATGGAGCATCGGGAAACCATCGTTAAGAAGGCACAGGAGAACGCGGCGCAGTCAGGGAGACGAACGGTCAATGCACAGGACGTGCGAGTGGCCGCCGAGCAAACTTCGATTCCGATAGGTGCCACAGCAGCACCGAAGAAAGAGAAGGTTATGCCGGTCGATGCCAAGCCGACCGAGTATTACGAGGACGATGTTGGCAACGAGGTTCCTGAGAGCTTGTATCCAATTTGGCGATGCAAGGCGAGGATTCTCGAAATCTGCGAGCGAGTGCGATCAAGTTCGATACATAAGGACTTGGACGACCTCAAGGCATTGGGAGTGATTATGAACAGTCCAGCCATGGAGGAGGTGGCACGCAACATCAAAGACATGGTTCAGGAAGCGTCGAAGAGGATTCACGATCTTCAGCCTTCCATCGTTAATGGTAGCTACTGGTACAGCATTGCTGAGTCAGTTGGAGACCAGAGCGAAAATGGATAGGCCATACCAAACGAGATTGTTCCAGGACATTCGTACTGCTATTGGTGCGGGCCATAAACGTATCCTCGTTGTGCTTCCAACTGGAGCAGGCAAGGGACGATGCACCGCACGCATCATGCAAATGACAAGCGACAAGGGGAACGACAGTATCTTCTTTGCCGCACAGCGTGAGCTAATCCGACAGATCGACAAGCACCTCGCTGGATTTGGAGTGCCAAGTCAGATGGTGATGGCCGGTGTGAAGAACGAGTACCGATCACAAAGCGAGTTCGATGAGGCACGGCTTAACACGCTCATTGCAAAGGATACGCTTTGGGCAAGAGCCTTCCGCTCAAAGAAGATGCAACTACCAACGGCTAAGATCGTTCACATTGACGAGTGCCACCAGTCTTTGAGCAAGACGTACAGCGCGATTCAAGATGCTTACTCAAACTCGATCATCATTGGTTGGACAGCAACGCCTTGCAGAAGCGACAACAAGCCTCTAGGAGCCTTGTTTACACACATGATTCAAGGGGCATCATACGCAGAGTTGCAGGCAGGCGGGTGGCTAGTCCCGGTTCGGGCAATCGCTCCAGACAGGCCAGACCTGAAGGGCTGCAAGGCTAGTCGTGGCGACTACCAGAAAGCGGACTTAGAGAAGCGAATGAATCGTGACGAGATGGTTGGAAACATCATTGCGGAATGGAGGAAGCATTCGCAGGGCCGCAGTACGGTTGCGTTTGCGGCTGGCATTCAGCACAGCGTTCACATTCGTAATGAGTTCCTGAAGATCGGTGTCACCGCAGAGCATATCGACGGGACCATGGGCGATAAGGAGCGAGACGACATTATCGAGGAGTGCCGTAACGGGAAGGTGAAAGTCCTTTGCAACTATGGGGTAGCAACTACTGGTATCGATATTCCAACGTGGAAGTACATGATTTGCGCTCGACCAACGAAGTCGTTTGGACTTTGGAGGCAGATGGGAGGCAGGATCCAGAGACCACAAGCTGGCCACGACCATTGTTTCGTTCAGGATCACAGTGACAACACACTGGTCTTTGGCTTTCCAGACGAAGATGTTGAGTGGGAGATTGATGGTGACGTGGATATAGCCAAGAAGCACAAAGAGAAGAAAGCACGTGAGCCAGACGAGAACGGGGAAGAAAAGGGAGATCCCCATCGCTGCGAGAATTGCAACACGCCTTACCGTGGACCTCACTGTCCAGTGTGCGGACATAAGAGAGCCAAAACTGGAAAGGACGTGAAGATGACCAAGGGGCAGCTTAAAGAATTAGAACGTCAGAAAGCTAATCGACAAGCAACCCCAATGGACAAGCAGAAGTTCTGGGATGAGTGTTTGGGGTGGGCGATAGCCAAGAACGTCAAGGTGGGTGCTGCCGCTCATAGGTACAAGGATAGGTTTGGTGTATTCCCCAACAACACCATTCAGAATGTTCCTAGGTCAAGCCAATGGGGCATGAACGGCAAGCAGTTCTACATGGACGTGGTAAAGCCTAATAAGGTCAGCGACAAGCAGCAAATCGAGAACACTCTTTTTGATTAGCATACGTGCCCTAGGAGCACCCATGAAACCGGTCAGCGATAAACGAATGAGACGAATCAAGGAGGTCAGGCAGTTCCGTCTAGACCTCATTGCGAAGGTCGGGAAGTGTGAAGTGTGTGGGCATTCTGAGAAGAAGCCCAATCGCAACCTTCCGAGTGATTGCAGCAAGTTAGCAGTGCACGAGATTGCGAATGGACCGGACAGGGCAAAAGCCTTGGATCAAGAGTACGCAATTCTGGTGTTGTGCTATGCGTGCAACCAAGAGATGTGCAGCAAGCACGTCTGGCCACAATCCAGGCAGCTTGCAGTGTTAAGGACCAGGAGGCCCAGTGATTACGACCTCGTAGCGTTCAACCATCTGGTGAACCCAAACGCTCCGAACAGGATCACAGAACAAGAAGTTGAAGAACATTACAGGAAGGATGCGGCATGGCTAAACCATTCTTAGTGCGACTACCAGAGTCGCTTCACGACGAGATTGCACGAGAGGCTGCGAAGGAGGGCGTAAGCATGAATCAGATCATGTTGATGCGTCTATCCAAGGAGTCGAAGGCAAAGGACCACCAGAGGACCAAGAAGAGTCCAAAGGATGGCAAATGAGCTACCTAACTCCTGCCGAAGTTGCTGAGCGGTATCGCGTCACGGCTGGCACTGTGATTCGCTGGATCAAGAGCGGAAAGATCGTAGCGGACAACATCGGCACGGAGAAGCGAGCGACTTGGAGGATACCACAGGACCAGTTGGAAAACGTGGTTATCAACCGGATTGATAAACCAAAGGTGGAGTTCGAGCAGTTCTACGACTAGGAGTCGATCATGCAGAGCAAGAAGAAGTGTTCACAGTGCGAGAAGGTTCTTGATGTAGCTGAGTTCAACAAAGACAGAGGGAAATCTGACGGACTATGCCGCATGTGCAAGCAGTGCTTGCGCCAGTACCGGAACGCAATGATGACTCGCAAGTCTAATGGAAACAGCTATGCAGATAACGTGATGCGTGATTTAGATGGAGGTGAAATGTGAAGGTGCGAGTGTGTCCAAGGTGTGGCATTGAGGTGGAGCACACGTGCTACCATGAGGGGCGAGATGTTCCGTCAGAAGAGATGAGCGTGAACCGAGCGCTGGAAATCGTAAGGGGACAGATTCATGTCCTAGAGATCGAAAGGCGAGAGCTTGTGTTGCTGCAAGCCAAGTACCTAGTCATGTTGGCTGAGCAAATGCAGAAGGAGATGGACGATGGCAATTCGGGCGATAGGTAAGCGAAAGCTGAAGACATTGGAGCATGTCACTCCAGACTTGGATCTCTTTGCACTTCGCACCTTAGTGCTGACGCTTGCAGAAGAGATCGAGCGTATCGTCCCGATGGAGATTGCAGAGATCGGCAGTTGGGTTGGCGAGTCGGCTGCGGCCATGCTTGCAGGCCTAGACCGAAGCGGGATAAAGGGCCGCATCACTTGCGTTGATACGTGGCAGGGAAACCCCAACGACTACATTGGAGGAGTCGCACAGAAGGTCGGTAGCGACAATGTGTTTGCACTGTTCAAGGAGAACTTGAAGGACGAGATCACCAACGGGACCGTATGCCCGTTTCGTATGCGAAGCAAGGCAGCAGCGGAGTTGATGGCATCGCAGGGAAGGACGTTTGACCTTGTGTTCATCGACGCGGGACACACGTATGAGGAGTGCAGTGAGGACATTGCCGCTTGGCTCCCGCTGGTGAAGGAAGGTGGTGTTATCTGTGGCCATGATCTTTGCGATGGATTTCCTGGCGTAGAGAAGGCTGTCCGCGAGCATTTCATGGGGCAAGGCAAGGAGGAGAAGTTCGGCCAAGTGCATCTGTTCGGAGCAACACTCTGGGCAGTGTCGAAGAAACCATTTCCAGGAAGGCTTGAGTCATGAGTTACAGCCGTTGGCTAAATAGCTACTGGTACTGGAACGACCGTGGATACATTGCTGTCCCGGTCAAGGTAACTGTTGATTACGACTTGGAGTAAGAGATGAAGAATGAAAATGAGTTGTATCTACTGCAATTGGAAAGCAATGGATACATCGGGAACTCACCAGTGTTTTGGCACAAGTCCAACAGTGGATACACACAGTGGTTAGACGAGGCCAAAAGATTCACAAAGGACGAAGCGATGAAGATCATGAGATCTACTCGCGGAACTCACAATTGGAGATTGTGGAAAGAGTCTGACATTCTTGCTAACGCAAGGCAGACTGTGGATATTCAGCAACTTAGAAAAGTAGCTATGTACGAGTCTATTGGTTGAAAAGGAGATTGATTATGTTGCGACGTAAGTTTGGGCAGTTGTTGGCTTCTGGATTGGCGCTCATGGGGCTAGGGAGAAGCACGGCAAAGCGAAGAGGTGGGCAGCTTTCGATTCTGTTTTCACATGGAAAGTTTAGCCGTGAGTGTGTGTGGGCTGACGTTACCGGGAGCCCTGATGATGTTGCTGAGTTCTACGACCTGTGGCAAGAGAGCATGTGGCCTGGGTATAAAAATGATCCTCAGTACCATCAATATCGAAAGCGGCACCATTACGTTTCTGATGGGATTCGTGACGGAGAGTTGGGTTTCGCTCTTGGGAATGATTACTGCGACAAGGCGTTCAAGGATGCCATGGAGGGCTACAGCGGGACGTTCTTTACAACCGAAAATGCAGCCAAGTACGTATTGTCTCTGTGACGTGAAGTAATCGTTCGTCCTGTACCAGTTCCCTGTAATTGCCAGCCATGGAGTCATCCACGTGACCCATGATGGCACTTACGGCCACGTGGTCCCGTGACATCTCTCCTTGCGTCTGGAAGGTGTGCCGTAGCCAGTAGAAGCCACCCACTTTGATCTTGGCAGCGTCTCTGATTGCACGGAACCTTTTGCTTATGTCCGCGTTCCCATCAGAGTAAGGAACCCCATTGGCTTGCAGGAAGCCATTGGGCAGGTTGGACGCTGGGCGCCGAGAGATGGACAGCTTCACAGCCTCACGGGTCTCTGGCCACACTGGGCACCTTCGATCTACCTCAGTCTTTGGCCTGGGGTATTCCAGCCATCCGGTGTCTACCATGGTAGACAGTATTGACAGGGGAATCTCGTTGCAGTCCCCATTTCCGAAACCGCAGTTGATTCCTAGCAGGATCATGGCCCTCATGTGGATCCCGGACTCATCGAGGAGCTTATGGATCTCGTCGGCCGTGAATAGTTTGAGGCCTGCTTTTCGTTTGTGGGCTCGCAATGCCTTGCTGGATGCTTTGCGGAAGTCAGGGCCAGTATCGATCTTCCGAGTGTGCTTGGACGCTGCCAGCCACTTGAGGATGGTCTTGATTCGTGTGCACTCGTTGCCCATCGATAGGATGTTGATGGTTTCGAGTCGATGGTTGCGATACCGTGTGAAGTCGCTTGGTGTGAGCGATTCGATTGGTCGATGCTTACCAAAGAAGTCGATCAGCTTCTTTCCGGTTCGCTTGTAATCATTGAACGTCCTGTGGCTCAGGGCTCCAGCATCGCGTTCTACGCGCTTTGACGTTAGGAAGACACTTAGCCCGTCCCGAAGGTCTAGGATCGCTCTGGAGGCAGTTGCGGGCCTTTGCTGGCCTCCAGCGACGAGGTTGTTGTATTCCTCTAAGGCACCTATTGGGTTGTCCCATTTGCCGAAGTAGTGAATCTTTCCTTTGATCTTCTTGGCCCACTTGCCAGAAGCATGGGCGAATAGAGGAAACTCTGGGTAGGGTTTCTGTGGCTTTTCCATAGTGGCAACGCCTTTAAGATGGCTAGCCACGGTGTAGGTCTCAGGAGTAGGTGTTACTACCACGAGTTGTTCCGTCCTTGAAAAATCAGTACACCCGGCAGGATTCGAACCTGCAACCCTCGGTTCCGAAGACCGATCTACAGCGTAGCCAAGCAGGACAAAAAACAGTTATAAACACGAAATTAACAGGGAATCTTGACGCACTGGAGTATTTCCATACACCAGCAAATCCGCAAAAAACAATATTCGCTGTGAAAACTACACCTATTTTACACCTGCTACACCTATGAGCTACACCAGTTAGGGTATAATGCTCGATGTCCTACCACTTACACGCTAGCGAAGATTTCTTGCCCACCTGACCTAACGTGTCATTGCGTACACTAAGCTGAGCAAAAACAGTTTGGTGTTCTAGAATTAGAGGTGACCGATGTTTGATGTAGATCCGGGCAAATTCCGGGAGTTGATCGCCGGAATGTCATCTAAGAATCTGCTTGAGATGCAGAGCGTAATCACTCGTGTTCTGAGCGAGAGGTCTTCTTGCGCGACTTGCGCGGAGGAGGGGCGACCTCATCTGGGTTGTTTAGACCTCGTTCAGTCATCGCAGTGAAGATGCGAATTTTCACGGCTGGAGTGGCGTTTCGAGCCAAGTAGAGCAGAATGCTCTCAAGATCCTCTGGATTAAAACGACCTCTATCACAATCCTGGTAGAGGTTGTTTTTATTTGGTTTATCCAGGATTTTAAGCATGTCATCGTAGGTGAAATCGAACTTCTTCACTGGAGGTGCCATTGTTGGGCTCCTAATATGTGCCACCTTGATTAGTATCTCAGTGGCACAATTCTATGGACAACCCTCCTTGGCAACAAGCTCAAGCGTTAAACGCTCAGGCACTCAGCTACGCCGCTGGTGTCAATATCAAGCTCGTTCACGAGCCAAAACTGGTCGGATACGTCTGCAACGCATCCAGCTTGGCTCGACAAAATGATCGAATCGAGTTTCACTTGCTCCTCACTTTTCCAGGCTTTGAAAGCCTTTTTCATGCTTTCGGGAATGCTGATCGCTGCATCGGTAATCAGGATCATGTCCGTCTTTCCCTTGGGGCATCCTAAAGTCGTGTTCCACTGTTCCGGCACAGCCTGGAACGGGACGTATGGGTCGGTTCCACCACTCTGGAACGATGCAAGCCAATCCAGGAGTTCGTTTTCCTTGGTCTCTCCTGGCGGAATTACCAAGCCTGTCTGGGTCTTTCCGCTGGAAAAACTAACCAGTGCACAGTAACGCTTCTGGTGGCGAGCTATCCAGGCCATGGCCAGTGCCATCGCTTTGGCATGGGCTATTCGCTCCCCACTCATCGAACCAGATTCATCGAGCACGACAACGATAGGCCCCTTGGCTTCCGCCTCAGTTGCACTCATTTCGTCCATCTCAAGCTCGCCTTCAGCGAACTTCCGTAAGAACTCTAGTTCGGTGTCAATCTCGCTCAGTAGCGAAAATTCACTGGCTGTCACCCGGGAGAGGTCATCGCCGTACTCAACACCAATGATCTCATCTACTCCGTGGCAAGCCTTGGACGCTTGAAGGCTCTGGGCTAGGCGACGGTACTTGCCAGCAAGTTCCATGATGCGTCGTAGGTTGCGATTCTCACGAACACCCATGAACAACTTTCGGATATGCTTGGCATCAAGAGCGCCACCATTGCCTTGCTCGTTTCCGATTCCAAGTGCATCTCTGGCGTCATTGAGCCCCTGCACCTGCTCCTTGGCCTGCTGACAGGCTTTCTGAGAAGCACCCAATGCTTGAGCATCTTTGTCCAACTGATCTTCAGGTTCAGGCTGTTGCACGAGTGCGACCCAGGCTTGTGCAAAACTTGTTGCTGCAAGCTCGCTGGCAAGTTCGTCCAACTGCGTGGAGCGGTGCAGTGATTTGTACTCGGCAGATTGCATCATCTGATCGAGGAAGTGTTTTCGGCGCTCATCAACGCACTTTGAAACAAGAGTCGGACTAGGCTCCCAGGCTGCGGCCAGGAAGTCTGCGGCAACATATTCTTGACCCTTGGCATCATCGCCAAAGACCTTCTTGGTGTCCTTGGACTTGAGCCAATCCTTACCCTTGCGAATCGACCATCGGTCCATCTTGATCGCCGTGTTGCTTGGCGGTGCTTCCGGCTCATGCTGTTCGAGGATGACATCAGAATCATTCCCGATTGGGGTGTCTCGCATTGCTTCGGCAAGCTCTGCGGCAAGGGTGTCAAAGTTCAGTTCGTTGCTCATAACGTGTGCTCCTTGGAGGAAAGTGTCTACCATGGTAGACGGTTTCGGCCTCACAATGAGTATCCGCCTTGGGGTGACATGGATCCTCTATTACGCGGGTGCGTGCGTGAATCGCGTGCGCGTGAGAAAACAAAAAAACCCGTGTGTTGCGGACACAACACACGGGTTCCGTTCTCGGAGCAAGAGAACTAGCCGATTGGCTTGGTAATTTGCTAGCTGATCGATGCAAGTGACTGACGTTTCAGTTCAGTTGCCATCTGCGTGACTCGTTGAAGGGCTTGCTCTGCACGAGGGCCAGATTGCTTCTTGAGTTGCTTGATGATGTCGTTTAGCTTCGCGGCAGACTTCGCGGTCTCTGCAAAGTCCTTTGGATTGGAGCCAGCAACAACGCTATTGGCTTCTGCCAGCAATTGAGCGGCAAGGAGTCCACTTGGCTTGGCGATCTCACCGATTGCGTCTGCAATCACGTCAGGCTGCCCATTGGGGTCCGACCACCAAATATGGGACAGAACCTCCAGGTCGTCGGTGGAAACCGTGTTGTTGCCATTCAGCCAAGCATAGCACTGGACTGCCATGGTAGTCTTGCGTCGTCGTCGGTCACCAACAAGGATACCTTCACTGGAGATCTTGCGACGGATACCGTGAAGTGCTTCCTTCGCTTCGGGCTCCCAGGTCATTTGCAGGCACTCGACTTGTGCTGCTTTGAGTTCGGGGATCGTCAGCTTGGTGGAAAGGCTTGGTGACAAAGTTGTGTCGAACATCAGGCGTTCGATGTTGTCTTCACCCATGACAGGTGTTACCGACTTACGGAACAGGAATCGGTCGAACAGTGCACCGAGTTCCTTTGCTTCCGTAGGCCACTCGTTGCTTGCAGCGATGCAGAGCTTGAGCGGGCAGTTGATAACATTGCTACCGTTGCGGTAGGTTCCTTCATTGAGGATCTTCAGTGTTGTGTTCAGCACTGCACTGGAGGCCTTGAAGATTTCGTCAAGGAAAGCGACTTCAGCATCGACAAGTGTGTGATCGACGATTCGCTGATGAACACCGTTCTTGAGCCCCATGATGTCGATGGGACCGAAAACCTCTTCGGGTTTCGTGAACTTGTTCATCAGAATCGAGAAGCGTGTGCCATCGATCCAGTCCACGATTGCGTCAGCGAGCATGGACTTAGCAGTTCCAGGAGGTCCGACAAACAGGCAGTTCTCACCAGCCAGCAAAGCGGTAAGAGCCAAGTTGACTTCCTCCTCACGTTCGAGCAGGCAGGACAGGAGTTCACTGCGTGTGTTCAAGAATTTCTGTTGTACGTTCATTAGTTGCTCCTTGGTTGAAAGTGTTGTCGGCCATCGGCTTGGCCACAAACAATATCCGGGGTGGGGTGACAGGTCACCGTCTCCACCCCTTCTCAAAAGACTTGAAGACTTTGATTCGATTCGCGCGACTAATGCAATTAGGTGAGTCTTTGCAGAAATGTGTTGCCTGAATCCACGCATCCATTTGGTCTATTGGTAAAAAGATAAGATTGCAGTTTTTGTAATAAAGACACGAATCGTTCGAGCCATCGGGTTCTATTTCAAGATCGGGGAATAGCGATTCAACATCAGGCGTGTCTCCAAAACTGGATATCATCAAATCCCAGTCTGAGTCTTCGCGGCAATGATCTGGGCATATGTATCTGCTGCCTGTGGGACGAACAATAAAGCCAGCGCTAATCAGCACATCTATCACCTGAGTGACCTCTGGTGGTTCGTTAGGAAACATCACCGTCTCCACCCCTTCAAGATTTCCCTCCACGGAAGTCCATCCGTGCGTTCCACGAGCACGTTAAAGTCGTTGTACTCGTAGCCACCGTCCGCGTCTCTACGACGATGCGCGGAGTAATCCATCGCACGCAATTCATGCAGCGCTTGACGTAGTTGAGCCTTCGTGATGTTAAGGCTAGGAACGCTTAGTCCACGCTGCGGAGTGAATGCGCTCTTGAAAGTGTCCCAAGTGCCTACAGAGTAAAGCGGTTGAGTCATGGGTTAGTCCTCCAATGAAAAAAGGCCTGGAGTTACCCAGGCCTAGTGTGGTTTGGAAACTATGCTGCTGCGGAAGCTTCTTCAGGTCGAACCTCAGTAATCTTGTCAACGAGCTTCTTCTTCGCTTCCTCCATCTCATTCAAGAGCTTGGAGTGCATGTCGGTGAGCATCTCAGCGTAGCAGTCACACTTGTACTTGATGGTCTGCCACTTCTCGATGCCTCGCTTCATGGTGTCCTGACGAGTGGTGTCGTCCCACTCATCGACACAATGATTGAGTTCGTCTAGTGTGGCCCGGAGGCCAGTGGCAACAGCCTCCTGGACGGAGCGATTGCCCTGGTCGGTTCCCTTGGGGACAGGGAAACGCCAGACGTTACCACCAACGTCATGCAAGAACTGTTCAACGCACTTAGTGAATGCGGCATGTCGCTGCGGTACGAAGTAAGCAACGCCCTTGGACGGGTTCACTGGAAACAGGTCCGCGTTCTCCTTGAACAGCTTTTGAACCATGCGAGTGATGTCCGAAGCGGTGCGAACCTGCATCGCATGAGCGAACAGCTTGCGGGCTTCCAGTTCAATCACGGAATCGCCGGAGGAGATGTCACCCGTCACCGAGTCGAGCGTCACCTGAGTCTCATACGAGAAGTTGACTTGCTTTCCATCGTTGGACTTGCGGGTCAACTGGAAGGTGATCTTGCCATCGTTGGATTGCGTCACCTTGTCGATAGAGCGGTTCTCCTTTAGTGCCGCTGTGGCACGCATGAAGGCAGAACGATTGTTTAGGTCGTGTGCAACATCAGGAAGCCCTGCGGCCTTGAGTGCATCACGAATCTTGCTAATGGGCACGTCGCTGGACTTGGTGTCCCACGTCACGATCTCGCCGTGCAGTTCGGTATTGTTCACTGTCTGAGTCATTCGGTGCTCCTTTTGAAACCAAGGTAACGAAAAATCGGCTCGTCACAATGGTTATCCGAAGTGGGGTGACAAACCCCGAAAGTCACCAAACAAAAAAAGCCCACACGGGTTACGTGCAGGCTGAAGGTTAAGAGTTGCGTTTATTCACCCGTTTTCGAAGCAGGTCAAGGTGCTTTGCCATAGTCTTGATGATCCGGTTGGACTCAGCAAGCTCGGCCTCTAGCTTCTTGATCTTGTCGTCGTGCACGCTGACGCTAGATTCGATGTCCTCTATGGCAGCGTTTGCGATCTTCTGGAACTCCTCGTTGGTCACTGCCTTACTCCTAAAATAGCGTGAGTTGTGTGTGCTTCGCAAAGTCTTGAATGCTTGGTTCTGAAACGATTGGCGCATGGGTTGTCTCCGGCTGTGGTTCAGGTTCTTTGGTAGGTTCCTTCCTGACTCGATACGGATGAGCGGTAGCGGCAAAAGTGTTAGCCGATTCCCACTGTTCTAAGCTGATAGTGTTCCCGTGAATGACGGTCCCGTCTGGACTGTGGTATGTCCCTACTCGCAACATCGTCTTGGCAAACTTCGCTTCCATGGGGGAAGCATA